TGGTCAAGACTTTCACAATACAATGAGCAGTAAGATAGCAAAACAATGTGCTAAACTACATATAAGTATTATACTTGAAAACGAAATACTAAAACCATCTAACAACATAGAATACTATCAAGAAGTATTAAACGAAATAGAGAAACTATGAGCAAGAAACTAATACAAAAGCTACAACAATTATTTGACAAATTACCAAAGGGTAAAGAAAGAAAAGCTATAAGAGAAAGACTGTTAAACTTAAAGCTAAATAAAAACGTTGAGTAATTACGTTATATAATTGAATAAACAAATTTATTTCAAATGGATAAAAGAAAAAATAACGGTGGTGCAAGGGAAGGTGCTGGTAGACCAAAGAAAGCAGACGAACTAAAACTAATAGAAAAGTTAGATAACCTTATTGATAATGATGAGGTAATAAAAACACTTGGCAAACAAATCTTAAAAGGTGATAGTCGTGCTATGTCATTGTATTTTGGTTACAGATATGGTAAACCTAAAGAAAGTGTAGACATAACATCAACAGATGGGTTTAATATTAACTTTAAAGATATTATCAAATTTAAGTGATAGAAGTTGATCCAAAGTATAAACCAATCCAAACATCAGATGCTAGGTATTATATTGTAACTGGTGGTAGAGGTTCTGGTAAATCGTATTCTATAAACTTACTATTATTGTTGCTTACTTTTGAAGCTGGGCATACAATTCTATTTACTAGGTTTACACTATCATCTGCATACATTTCTATTATACCCGAGTTTATAGACAAGATAGAAACACTAAAACTACAAGATGCTTTCTATATAACAAAAGATGAAATACGAAACAAGCTATCTGGAAGCAAGATAATCTTTAAAGGTATTAAGACATCAAGCGGTGACCAAACAGCCAACCTAAAGTCTTTAACTAACGTTTCAACGTGGGTAATGGATGAAGCTGAAGAACTACAAGATGAAAACATATTTGACAAAATAGATTTAAGTGTAAGAAACCTAAACCAAAAGAATAGGGTAATACTTATTTTAAACCCAGTTACAAAAGAGCATTGGATATATAATAGGTTCTTTGAAGATAAAGGTGTACAAGCTGGAACAAACTCAACCAAAGGAAATACAACCTACATACACACAACTTATTTAGATAACATAGAAAACCTATCTAAAAGCTATTTAGAGCAAATAGAAAACATTAAGAAACGTAGACCAGATAAATACAAACATCAAATGCTTGGTGGATGGTTGGCAAAAGCAGAGGGTGTAATATTCAGTAACTGGCAGATAGGTGAGTTTAAAAAAGTAGGTGTAAGTGTGTTTGGACAAGATTATGGATTTGCAGCAGACGAGAACAGTTTGGTGGAAACTAACATAGATACAAATAACAAGATAATCTATTTAAAGGAATGCTTTTATCTCAAAGGTCTTACCACATCACAAATAGCTGAACTAAACCTTAAACACGCTAAAAACCATCTTATAGTAGGTGATAGTGCTGAACCAAGATTACTACACGAACTGAAAGCAAAAGGTTGCAATGTAGTCAAAGCAATAAAAGGTCAAGGTTCAATTACCTATGGTATAGCATTACTACAAGACTATGATCTAGTTGTAGAAGAAAACAGTATCAACTTAATTAAAGAACTAAACAACTATTCTTGGTTAGAAAAAAAGTCTAAAACACCACAAGATAAATTCAACCATATCATTGATGCAATCAGATATGCAGTATCATATCAACTACAAAATCCAAACAGAGGTAATTACTTTATATCATAAAAGTTATTAAATTATTTGTTGGTATGTTATTTATTTGTATATTGCATTATTATTAACTAACAAAACAGATATGACAAACCAAGAAATTTTTTACAAAGGCATAGACAAGCTAGGTTTAACAGACAAACAAAAACTAGATGTTAAGATCCTAGCATTAGAATATGCACATCAAGAATACACTAAAGCTGCAAAGCTAGGACACGATAGATTAATGGGTTATTTAGAAAAGCAATATGTATAGTAATTGTTGCGGTGCAGAAGCATCTTATTTAAGTGATGAATTATGTGGATCTTGTTTAGAACACACAGTATTTAACGAACTAGAAGAATAGATATGAAAAAGATAATAGATAAATTCCTAATTAAAAGAAGCATCAGACCATACAAGGTAGTACCTTTATCAACTGGTGTAATTGTAGAACATTACCGTAATGGTAAACTTAAAACAGAATATTATGGATTGGTATAGCCCCCCAGATTACCCAGAATATGAATGCACAGAATGTGGTGCAGAAATAGAAAAAGCTGGTGTGTGTAGTGGCACTTGTCACGAAGCAAGTATGATTTAGTTAAGTTGAGTTTTGTTTAAGAGGTGCATCAGAAATGGTGTACCTTTTTTTATTATATTTACCTTACTATAAAAAACCATTTTAAAAACGTTATATAAGTATGAATATCAATATTACAGTACCAAATGATTTAAGTGAGATTACTTTAAGGCAGTATAAGCACTTTCTTAAAATACAGAAAAATGTAGATGATGAGAGTTTTTTAAATGCAAAGATCATTGAGATTTTCTGCAAGTTAAACCTTGAAGATGTAATGAGGTTGAAGTTTAATGATAGTGAATTAATAGTAAATACACTTACAGAAATGTTTGAGCAGAAGCCTAACCTAGTTAGAAGTTTTAAGCTAAACAATATTAACTATGGGTTTCATCCACAACTAGATGATTTAACTTTAGGTGAGTACATAGATTTAGATACCTTTATTGGTGATTGGGAAAATATAGAAAAAGCTATGGCAGTTTTATATAGACCAGTAGTAAACAAGATAAAAGACAAATACACAATAGAAGAATACAAAGTAGGTAAGGATCAAGAGATTTTAGATATGCCTATGGATGCAGTATTGTCTTCAATTTTTTTTTTGTGGAATTTAGGACTGGACTTGTCGAAAACTATGATGAACTATTTGGACAAGGATCAAACACAAGCCTTGACGCAGTATCTAACTTCACAACCAAATGGGGATGGTATAACTCAATTTACGGACTTGCTCAAGGAGACATTACAAGATATGAAAATATCACTAAACTAGGAGTACACGAATGTTTTATGATGCTATCCTTTATGAAAGACAAAGCAGAAGTAGAAGCTAAAAGAATTAAACAAAATTTCAAATGAGCCAACAAGGTATAAGAGGGTATTATCAATTAACCTCAACAATAGAAGAACAATTAAGAAGTACTGAATTTACTAATACAGTTTCTATTGGTGACATAAGCAAAGTAAACCTAAACAAGCAAGACATATTCCCATTAGCACATATGATTGTAAATAGTGTTTCAGCAGAAGAACAAGTGTTGAGGTTTAACATAAGCATCCTAGCTTGTGATATTGTAGACCAATCAAAGGATATAACAACAGATAGGTTTACTGGCAATGATAATGAACAAGATATTCTAAACACACAACTACTAGTCTTAAACAAGCTTATACAGAAGTTAAGAATGGGATCATTACATACAGATATGTACCAACTAGATGGCAATCCAAGTTTAACACCGTTTAATGATAGGTTTGAAAACCAACTTGCTGGATGGAGTGCTACAATGACTATACTAATTTACAATGATATATACATCTGTTAATGGACTTTAAAAATGTAGATGAGGTTTTAAATGCTTATGCTGAATATGTAGTAGATAGTGCAAAGAAAAACCTAGTTGATGAAAGAAAAAGTTTAGGTGATTTATATAAATCAGTTAGCTACAAATATGAAAAAAGCCAAGATCTGTTTTTGTTAGATTTTCTAATGGAGGATTATGGAACTTTTGTAGATAAAGGGGTAAGGGGTAAAACATCAACCTACCCAGAAACAAGTGCAGCACTATCACAATTTCAATATGGCTCTGGTAATTTTCCAAAGGGTGGTTTAACAGAGGGTATTAAAGGTTGGTTAGAAAAGAAAAGGTTTCAATGGAGAGATAAAAAAGGTAAATTTATGAGTTATGATACAATGACTTATTTAATATCAAGATCAATTTACAACAAAGGTTTAAAAGCAAACTTATTCTTTACTACACCATTTGAACTAGGTTTACAAAACTTACCAAAACAATTAACAG